GCATGAGTTTGCCATCGACTTGCCATCGGTTTGCCATGCGTTTGCCATAGGTTTGCCATGGCATTTGCCATCGGTTTTGCCATTTTTGCCATTCTCAGGCTTGCCCCATCGACGGTTGGCTCCACGTTTTCCTGCCTCGCTACGCTTCTTGCGCAGAGCGTCCACTTCCTCACCGTCAGGCTGGTAGTCGCTCCAATCGTGGAACTGGTAGCCGTCCTTCTGCTCGTCGTAGGCCCATAATCCCGCGTCGCACAACTCTCGCACTGAATCGTCGGAGCCACGGAACATCGGCACCATGCGAGCCGGAACGAACCCGCCAGTCAGCTGTTGCGCCGACCATGAGCCTGAACGGAGCCACAATGCGGTGGCCCCGTCCGACAGCATGGCGGTCTTCGGATTCGAGTAGAAGGAATCATCCACCTTGAACCACATCTAACCTGTTCCCTTTCCTTGAATTGCAGGAGCGGCACATGGTTTGAAGATTCTCCATGGTGTCCTCGCCGCCAAGACTCCACGGAATGATGTGGTCCAAGCTCAGGTGGTCAGTTGCTCCACATTCGACGCAACGGTAATGGTCACGCTCGTATACCGCCTTGCGTAGCTTCTTGCTTATCGGCTCCCTTGACCGTGGGTCGAAGCGTCTGAAGCTCTTGATGTGGTAGACGGGTTCTCGAAGACGAACCTTGTCTGTCTTCGTCAGGAAACCCGCGTCGATAATCGCCTGTAATTCATCGTCTTCGCCATCGAGAACGTACCGGATGACAGTGTATGGAATATCACCGTAGCTCCTGTTGTCGGAACACCAGGAAATCATCATCACGTAGAGGCCAATTGATGCCGGACTCTTTCTCATGAGTTCCAACATTGTTTCGTCTCGATACCATGAGACCGGAATCTGGAAATAGCCCATTTCATTCAATCTCCTCTTGTGATGCCGTTGTATTCCATCCAGATTGCTTCCTGACGTGGCGTGGTGCAGGGCAGGTCGGTGTAGTTGGTGTTCTTCCAGCCGCTTCCCACGTGTGGTTTCGCCATCGCGTCCAGGGCTTCGGCGATTTCCACGATGTCGGGTGCCGGGTCAAGCGTCACCATGCCAAGCCATCCATGACCGCCTGCTGAGCGGACACCAGGCGGTATCCGCAGTACGGGCAGGTGACGTAATATGCGCCGACGGTCTCGCCGCAGTGGGCGCATTCCACGTATCTGATCGTATTGCTCATTCGCTTACCGCCTTCCGTGCGATTTCGAGCATTTCCTTGGCCTGTCTGATATATTCCTCCTGGAAGCCGGGAATCTCACCGGCGTAATCCCATGCATCGTCTTCGTCCTTCGCCACATAGTCGCTTTCGATGCCATCCCATTCGCAGCTGTTCCAGCAGAGCCGTTTCGCCACGGCCTCCACCTCGGCGTCGGTTGGTGGAGCGGAACGTCCGGCCATGTACGCTGTACCGGCAAGCTCACGAACCGTCTGAAAAGTCAAATCATCATCCATGCCACGCTCGTAAGCGTTGGCCTCGTCAAGCATGATGCTCAATTTGTCCTCTTTCCGTTAGCTTTGACCATGGCCCACAGGATTTCGCTTGCCGGACGCCTCCTGTATGACAGGTCGTTGTAGGACTGCACATAGTCGAGAATCAGTTTCGAGCCGGTCGAATCCGGTGTCAGAATCGCGTTCACTCGCGGCGGCACCATCTTCTGCCATACGATCTCGTCACACAGTTCCTTCGTGCAGACCAGATAGTTCTGATCGCCGTAGAACGTCAGTCCGTTGCCGCTAGTGAAGTCAGCCATGCATGACTTGACCTCGTAGAACTCGAAGCAGCCTTTCTCGACGCTTGCGGGCACCGGCTCACCGTTGATGTTCCAGGGCTTGAAGCCCACGTAGTCCACGCGCCTTTCGTCGGGCGTGTTACGGTCGAAATTGACCTCGCTCGCCCAAAAAGCGGTCTGATTCCTCAACCTCTTCTCCACCAGCTTGGACAGCATGGCGGTGGTCTCAGCCCTGCTCATTTCTTCCTCCTGAAGTACTTGTATTCACCGTGATGGAACAGGAACAGGTGAAGTCTCCACACCTTGACTGCCAACAATCCCTTGAGCGTGATCGCATACCCGCCATGGACACGCTTCATGAGCTTCCTATCGGCCAATGATTCAAGTATTCGGGAAAGCTCTTGGTTCTCTCGTTGTTGCCAGATGTAGTTCATCTCCTCAGCGATATACAGGCAACACATGTCCTTGTCGTATTGACTAATCATCATTAGCCTCCCTCTCAAGGATGTAGACGTTCGTCGCGGTGACGGCGTTATTACTCAATTCCGTTGGTGGCATGATATCCACCCGCAGAATCTTCCAACCCTCGTTCAGCAACTTTTCAAACACACCCATATTCATCAAGGTGCGCTCATCGCCGTAATCACTCCAAAAAAGTGGGCAAACCTTGTACCGTTTATTCATTTCGCGTCCTCCTTCATGAAGACAATCCAGTGTGTTCCCGTGCGGTTCGGCTGCTTGTTGCCGAAGAGTGGCTTGTGCGCTGTGAGCTTGAGAATCTGCGATACGGGTATCTGTGTCTCATTCCATTTGAAAATCAACACTCCATGCTCTTTCAGGACGCGGAAGCACTCGCTGAACATGGTCTTGAGGTCAGCTTTCCACGTCTCTTGGTCGAGGCAACCGTATTTCTGCGCCATGTAGCTCGTTTCCCCCGCATTGCGCAGGTGGGGCGGGTCGAGCACCACCATGCGGAACGTCCCGTCGGGGAACGGCAGGTCGCGGTAGTCCATCAGCATGTCCGGCTTGACATCGAGCCTACGCCCATCGCACAATTCCCAGCTCTCATCACGCACATCACCAAAAAGCACCCGATCATCCGATTTGTCAAACCAGAACATTCGGCCGCCGCAGGCGGGGTCAAGAACAGGCTGATACGCGCTCATTTCGTATCCTTCCCCTTGTACTCGTCCACGAGTTCTTTCCACTGCCTGCTTGCGAGTGCGGCGTGGCTGAACCAGCTGGTAGAGATATGTCCACGTGGACATTGGAGCCGGTAGACTGTGAGTGTTGTCCTTACTTTGCGGCTCTCGTGGTATTTTTCCGTTTGCGATGCCTTGATTACTGGTAGTCTGCCGCACATTGGACACCCATATTCGTTGCGTCTGCGTTTGAACCACATAACTATTCCTTCGCGTCCTCGCTTTGATTGGGTACCTCGGAAGGCATGGTGCCGGAATAGCCGAGCATGTGACGGCAGTAATTGATTACATGCTCGTAAGCCGTCGTCATTCCGTCGTAAAAGTCGTACACTTCTTCGTCTGGATTATCAGAAGCGTTATTAGCTGCATCCCACTCTTTTTGCAGAAAGTCGATGACCTCATGCAGTGTCTTGTCTTTCTCAGTCACGTTCGTCGCCATTGTTATTCCTTACTGCTCTTATCGTTCTTATCGTCATGGTCGAAGATGCATACGAACACGCCTAATAGCGTGAGTACGCAGAGTATCGCTATCACTCCCAAGGTGATGACGATGAACACGCTTGAAATATTCCAGCAAACATCATCCAGACTCATGTTGTCTTCTCCTCGCAGTCCAAGCATTTGAGCATTCTCACAGCCTCACCGCGAGTGGCCCAGCCGGACGTGAACAGTCGATTGGATTCTTCATCGGTCCTATCCGCGAAGCCGCCGCCATGCGCCCTGCTCCATGCGTCGCCATCATTCGTTTCCGGAAACCACCTGTTCACAGTGGTTTGCCGCCCGGTATCGAGGTTCGTGGACACGATCACCTCTTCGCGGTGGACATATCCGATGCAATAACCGCAATGGGCGCAGTAGACCTCTGCATAACCGGGTTTAATGAAGCCGAGTCTCACGCACATCATTCATCCTTCTTCTGCTCGCAGAATTGTCTTATCGCACTCTCGGCGTCGTAATAGCGTGCGACAGCGCGTATCCACGAGTTGAACGCATCTTCGGCAGTCTGACAGACCTCGCCTTGAAGACACTTCAATACGCACTCGTACCGGTAGACGGTATGACGTGGATTGTGATATGTGCATTTGCCGCTAACTATTATTGGCGCGTCACCGCAGTAAGGGCATCGAAGATAACTCTTGGGCTGGGGCTTCTTCTTACGCCCGAACATCACTCACGGCCTCCCCACATTCCTTCTTCGTTGGTTCCATAGTTTTTGCATTGGAAGATTCGAGCCAATTCCTCAGCGTCGTAAAGCGCCTGTTCCAACGCTTGTTTCCGTGAGACGGTCTTGGATACTGGGTATTCGCGTGTCGCACGAAACAGCCAAGTGTTCTCGATCACGTCCCAATGCCATAAGACCAGCTCATATCCATAGAATGTCTCATCCGGCATGGTGTAGCTATGACGGATGCTGACCGCGTATTGGTCGCTCATGCGCTCACCTCCTTGAGTATGTTCAATGCCTTCACGCCATCAACCACATGCTTTCCGCCTGCGTTCACGCTGATGATGACCGGCTGGTACACGCCTTCAACCATCAATGATTCGCAGATTCCTTCCGTCGCGCCTCGTAATTCCTTGCGGAGTTTCGACGGCACGTATCTCAGATACCCGTCGATGATCGTGCCTTCGTTGAGTTGGATTATCGCCCTATGCCCGTCGAGCATGCTCATGGGCAGCGACCGCCAGTCGGATAGGCTTTCATGCACATTCATGGTCGAACACCCCGTTTTCCAATCGTGCGAGCAGGTCTTTGCCGAAGTTGATTCCCGTCCCGCAGACGGCATTCTCGATGTCTTTCGTATGCTTGTCGGAAGATGGGTTGTCCCGCACTGTCTCACATTCATGAATGAGCGTGTGCAAAAAGTTGGTGAGGTTGGTCAACCGACGCTCCGCACGAGATGTATCGTTAAGATTCACTGGTATCAGCGGGAAAGCGTCAGCATCGAACGTGCGTTTGACCACGCTCCAGTCCATCGTTTCCAAATCCCCGTCAGCGAACAATTGCGCATCACAGTCGATATTGTGAATGTGCCAAGCGTCACCGTCGTAGCTCAACAGGTCTTCACCATCCCGAGTCGCATACCAGCCCGGTTCGGTGGGCATGTCATCAGACGAGTGCGCCTGATCGTACATGGCTTTCACCTGCTTGTAGATGTCATCCAGTTCCCTCCCGTCGAACTCCACGGTCAGACAAGTGCCAGCCTTGTCGGTAAACAGGTAAGGCATTGTTTTGAAATCAATGCTTCTCAACATTTCACTCTCCTTCTTCGTTGAACGATGCCTGTAGAGTGTCCGCGAACACCTGCAATGCGTCTTTGACCTTCTCGTTGAAACCGTCCGGCACGTCCGCCGTGACATGTCCCTGCTGCATGTTGTCGAGCTTGTTGTCCGTCTTCGTGTACATCGGCACATCCACTTCGACGGATGCGAGTTCGATCTGCGGATAGTCGAACGCGCGCACACGGAACGTGACCTTGCTCGTGCCGACTTTCACTTTGTCGCTCATTGGTGTCTCCTTGGGAGGATTGTTCTGATGGTTCTTGCCGGACTCTCATAAGCGGTACGCACCACGTATGCCCTGTGGTAGAAGTCGGCTTTGGAACGTGCCGCGCCCACAGCTTCATCCAGTGAGTCATACACGCGGCATGTGTGCACTCCCGTCTCACCTTGCGGCCAGACGATGTAGCCGGTCTTGCCTGTGAAAACACTCATTTGACCGTCTCCACCGTGCTGCAACCGATATATTCTCTGTTATGTTTCAAACACGCCCATGTCACGTCACCGGTCTTGACCGTCGTCATGCCGTAATCGGGATGCGTGCCCGCATACCAAGACACGTAGATGCATATTCCCGCCAG